TTTTAATTTGTCTTTTATATTTTTTAATATATTCTTTTAATAGATTGGTTTTACAAAAACATTCCTGATAAATTTTCAATAAAAACACACTCAAATCTTCTTCATAACCAGAATAAAAGATTTCACATAACCAAAATAGCGTATTATCGCTATTATGACGTAATATGGACAAGAAAAGAGAGTGTTTCACCTCTTTAAAATTATATAAGTATCTAGTAAGATTCATCATTATTTTTAAACTAAAATTAAAATGAATATTTAATCAATTTTATAACAAAATATATAAAATATATATATGACAATTACGAAACAAACTTCTATAAAAAGTATATTTATAGTATTTTGTTTAATTATAATAGGTATTATATTATACAAGCAATTGTATATTTCAAATAAAGAACCATTATCTTATGATGCAACATTCTCTAATAAAGCATATTGGGGTATTAATGAAGAAAAAATATTAAAAAAATTTAATAAAACACATGTCAAAAACTATGATTCTCTTACCAAAAAATCATTTCCAGGAAACACATCTTATCAAGTATTACAAGAATTAGAAGATATTAAATACAAACAATCAATATTAACAGAAGAACGGATAAGTGAAATAAAAAAACAAACTAATATTGACTATACATTACCGCTATTTACAAAAAACAAAAAATTACAAGATATAATAGAGAAAAATCTAGAAAATAATGTAACTCCTATTATCATGAAACTTAAAAAACACTTTAATAGAGCTAGGCCTTATCATTTAGATAATACTATAGTTCCTGTAATTACCCCACCTAAACATCCCTCTTATCCATCCGGACATTCTACAGAATCTTATTATATTGCATATATTTTAAGTAATATACATCCTAATAAATCAAATATATATCTAGAAATTGCAAAAAATATAGCTGAAAATAGAGAATACGCGGGTGTTCACTATAAAACAGATACTGAATACGGTAAAATATTAGGAAAAGAATTAGCCAATTTATATCCAATTACTTTATAAATTATGCTAGTTATAAAATATTTATTATTATATATAATGAATATTTACAGTTATGCGTTCTACTTTTTATACTTTTTAATAGGTGCTTTAAGTGGAGTATTTATGGGAGTGATTGGTGTTGGTGCGGGAATGATTACCATTCCACTATTAATATATAGTGGATTAAATATAAAACAATCTGTAGGTATTTCTCTAATTATGCAACTTTTACCACAAAGTTTACCAGGAGTATTAATGTATTATAAAGAAAAATATATTACTTATAAAATTATGTTTATTGCAATGATGGTTGTAATAGGTTCCTTTTTCGGAATTTATTTTGGATCCTTTTTAGTTCTTAATAAATTAGTAAACGAAGACATATCTTATATTATATTATCTTTATTATTAATATTTTCTGGTATCTACATCATGTATGAACATGTTTTATACAAAGATTATATGGTAACTTAATCTGGAAATCTTTTTTTAAGCTCTTCAAACATAATCGGAGTTGGTGTTTTCCCATATTGAAAATCATTACCAATTATAATAGCGTCATCTCGTTTCCTGCGCTTTGTTTTTTTTGTTAAATTACGATGTATTGTTTGTTTTGATTTTGTTCTATTCCATTTTATATTTTCTAAACTATTATAACTAGATGCGTTTGAATCCATGCTTGTTTTCCTTTCATCTCTACTTTCAGAGCTTGAAATTGTAACAATACTAGATTTTCGTTCCTTTTTATCTGAGTCGCTACGTTCTTCGAAAAAATAATCATCGTCATCATTTAAAACAAAGGTTACATCACTTAATATGCTATTACTACTACCATTTTCTGTATTTAAATAAAAACGATTTCGAGTAATTTCTATAGGGTCATTTAAAGACAAATCAAAATTCAACATATTATATTTATAATTTAATCTTTAAATATAATATATGAAAGAATTAAGAAAAACCGCAAAAAAGAAAACAAAAAAAAATAAAACATACAAAAAAAATACTGAAAACTATAAACTAAAAGTGGTGAATACATTTATAGAGATGATCAATTTAGTCAAATTATATCACTGGAAAACCAAATCATATGCTAAGCATCAAGCCACAGATGAGTTATTTGAAAAATTAAATAAGCATACAGACCGATTTGTTGAAGTATATATAGGAAAAGATGAGAAACGTGTAAAGAAAATGAATAAATGTATATCTGTGTTGCATGCTGAAAACGACAAAGACTTTAAAACAAAAGTATATAACTTTCGATCGTTTTTAACAAATATGGATGATGTTTTGCATAAAAGAAAAGATAGTGATTTGCTCAGTATACGAGATGATTTATTGATTGATATCAATCAATTCCTTTATTTAATGACATTTGACAAATAAAAAAATTAATTAGCTATAATATAAATTTTATATACCATATAACATACCATATATACTTGGCACATACTTCAAACCATAAGGATAATCTCCGTGCATTTCTCTATATAACAAATTTTTTATTTTCATACGTTGTTGTAATTTATATTTTCTTTCTTTATATACTCGTTTCCAAATACGCTGTATAATTCTTAACCAATAAGTTTTAATTATAACTATATTATGACAAAAATGGCCTTCACTTTTTTTCTGCATTTTAACAATATCTATGTCTGGAACTTCTCTTCTTTGTAGTGGATTAAGAAAACGTGAGTTTAATGAATTTAAATTGCAACCACCATATTCTCTCAAATAATTACAAATAATAAGATAATCAGTTTTGAAAAATAATCTACTTGATACAGGCAAAGATAAATATATTTCTTTAGTTTGAAATTTATTGGATAAATAATTTGAATACGGTAAATAACTATAACAGCTACCTATATGATAACTATTATTTTCCTTTTCACCTTCTACATATTCAGTATCTTCAAAGTACAAAGAGTCATAATAATCAAATTCATAAAATTCTCTATCTGAATCGCTGTATGGATCAGTATCTCCCAATATAAATATACTTTCTGATGAAATCTCTCCTATGTTATTATTCATATATATACTAAAAAGTATATATATCAATTTTCTATATTTTTAATTAAACATACAAACTTTGACTAGTAGTAACATATTTTAATAAATATTTTTCAATCTCTGTAAACTTATGTAACGATTCTACTTCACCCAAATATGTAAATAATTTGATAAATTCTTTGGAAATAGTAACTATTTTTAACAGCCCTTTATTGAAGTCTCCCAAAGAAATATCTAATTTACTTAATCTTAATTCTATGAAATCTTTACAGTCTGTCTCATTTTCACAATAACACCATTCCATAGATAATTCAACAAGATCAAACATTAACGCAGTCTCATAGTTATAAATATACAATTCATATTCAACTTCAATATCATTATATTCGAGATATCTTTTTTCATATTCAACAAGACGATTATATAAAAATTCATCATTACAGTTAGGACCTACACATTTATATTCGTCTGATACACGAATATCCATAAAACATGAAAACAAACCAACTAACTGTATCGAACTAAAATCTTTAAAATTATTCCATTTTACAACAAATTCTGCATTAATTAATGGATGTATTTCGGCCAAATGAGTAGCAATCGTCCCTAACTGTGTTAATTGATATTTATTATCTTCATGTTCTATAAAACCATAACGAATCATAATCTTACAAACTAAATTTGTCTGTTGCTCAATATAGTGTGTTGATTGATATAGTTCTTCATCTAAATTAGAAAGAGATGATTCATACTCTATAAATAGATCATAATCTATTACATCTTTCTTTATTGTTTTATACATATCTTCATATTCATTTATCTTACGTTGTATTTCTTTTTGTTTTTTGCTTTTATACGATTTTATATTTTCCTTAAAATCTATATATTCGATGCAAACATCAATCGGTGTTTTATTATTATGTACTTGATTACGTAATTCTTCTATTCTTAATTTTGTTCTATTGATTGTATTTTCTTTTTCGGTTACAACATTTGCTATCTCGTTTCTCATCATACTTTTTTCAGAAAATAAATGAAAATCATTAGTTACACCATTTTTTAATAAATTAAGTAAAAGAGCATAGGATATAATATACTTTGAAACCAATTTTTGTGGTACTCCATTCATAATATTTTTGTATTGATGTTCATATGGAAAAGAAAAACAATTATTACAATGAATAACATATCCTATTTTATCTAATCCTCTTCTTCCTGCTCTTCCAGCCATTTGTGTATATTCATGTGAATGCAAATTTCTAGGCTGACTACCATCAAATTTATTTAAATCAACAAATACTGCACTCTTAATAGGACAATCCAACCCAATTGCAAATGACTCTGTTGCAAAAAGTACTTTAATATATTTCTTTGAAATCATTAATTCTACTATTTCCTTTAAAATTGGAATCATACCAGAATGATGAATACCTATGCCTTTTTGCAATAAAGAAACCAATTGATTATATTCGGATAACTTTATATATTCCTTATAATTTGGTAATTTCCTAATAATTTGTAAGCATTCTTTTTCCATATTTGGATGATCATCATCTTCGGATAATACTGGTGTATGAATCATGCTAGCATAAGATTCAACTTTCTTTCTAGAAAAAACAAAACAAATTGCTGGTAATTTATTCTCATTTTTAAGCATTTTTACTAGACTATTCAAAACATGAGGCGTTTTAATATAAATTCGATTTTTATAATGATATTGATGAAGCTGCTGTAATAACTTATAATTATCACTATTAAACACATTTTTTTCATTTTGTAAAGGTATCAAAGCATTATTGTGTTTGCGTATTTTTTGTTGCGTTGCTTTATCTGTAATTACTTTAAATGTATGTTCAATTGTAGTAAAAAAACTGTAATGGTATAGAGGCACTACACGTTTATTTGTACTACATAAATATACTTCTTTTTGTGACGACTCTTCCACCCAATTTGCGAATCCTTCAGGATTATCAATTGTTGCAGAAAGCATAATCATCTGAATATGATTTGGTAACATTAGTATCGTTTTTTCCCAAACTTGACCTCTTTCTTTATCATTAATATAATGTACTTCGTCAAATACTACACAACCTAATTCAGATTGAATATTTATTGTGAAATCAGTAACATTAACTTGATCAGCTTCTTGAAAAAACAAATAATTCATTAATATTTCTGTTGTCATAATTAATACATCAGCATCAGGATTTGTCTTAATATCTCCTGTAAATAACCCAAAGCTAATATTTGGAAATTTATTGCAAAAATCATAATACTTTTGATTCGATAAAGCTTTTATAGGACTCGTATATATAACCTTTTTACCCTGTTTTGCAAAATGTTCAATAGCAAATTCAGCAGGTAAGGTTTTTCCTGATCCAGTATGTGCTGTTACTAATACGTTTTTATTTTCTATAATACCTTCAATTGCATATTTTTGAAAATCACTTAACTCAAATAAATATGAATTAAAATATTCTTCATATGTATTATTAGTGTAAGTATTAGAACAAATTTTTACCATAATGAGCTATATATATAGCACATTATACTTTAAATTGTTTTACTAACTACTTTTGCCATAGCTTGTTAATACTTCTTTTAATCGTTCACTTTGATCCTTGCTATTAAATGCTGACGAATTATGTATTCTATGTTTAACCAATATATCATCAATATTATAAAACTTTTTACCCTCATTTTTTAAACGTAACCATAATTCATAATCTTCAAGACCATTTCCCTTCCAAAAACATAATTCTTTTCTAATTATAGAACTACTATTAATAATAGGATTTACTTTAGTAAAATCAACATTACTTAAGTCTCCAAAGGGAATCTCTGGTGATACGTTTTCTATATTTTCAAAATATATACACTGAGTACCAACAACATCGTAGTCTTTTAAAAAAGGTACTTGTTTTTCTAATTTTTCAGGAAGCCATATATCATCGACGTCTAATATTGCAATATAATCATACTTTGCAAAAGTGATCATCTTATTTAATGTATCTGTTT